AAGTTTCTTACACAAATCTATCATCACGAAACATCACCACAACATCATCAACGCAGACAAGCGGCACATATAAGCTTGTTTTGGCTGATTTGACGGTGACGGCTTCAGGCGGCTCAGTTGGCCCATTCCAGTATTTATATATCTACAATGACACAGTTACGTCACCCGCTGACCCAATATTAGGATATTATGATTATGGTTCTGCGCTGACTTTGAATGATGGCGATAGTTTTACATTCAACTTCGACGACAGCAACGGTGTTATTCAACTTTCATAAGTAGGTAAAAAATGGTTCTTACTCTCGCAAATAGGGTAAAGGTCGCTACTGCAACCACTGGCACTGGTGCAATAACGCTTGGCTCTGCCGAAACGGGTTATCAAACTTTTGCGAGTGGGGGGGTTGCTGACGGGGATACTGTAAGATTTACCATAGAGGACGGAGACGCTTGGGAGGTATCGACGGGAGTTTATACTTCTTCTGGCACGACATTAACCAGAGTCCTGACTCAATCTTCTACAGGATCTTTGTTGAACTTGTCTGGTTCCGCTATTGTGTTTATCACCGCAGCAGCGCAAGATTTAGTGGTGCAAGACACTTCGGGCGATATTCATATTGGCTCTGATGACTATGTATTTTTTGACGGAGCAGATCCAACAGATTTTGTTAAAATAACAGGTCAACTTGTAGGCGGGAGCCGACTGTTCAAAATAGAATCAGAGGATAACCTCATCTTTTCGGCAATTGACCTAGTCGGACTAACCCTTAATGGTGATCGTGTCATTTTTGAGGGCGCAACGGCAGATGACTATGAAACTTCCCTTTTTGTAACTGATCCAACGGCAGATAGAACGGTTACAATACCAGATCAAGACGGCAAAGTAATGCTTTGGCAACAAGCGTGGCCCGACGATCCCAACACAGCTTCAACTGTCGTTGGCTCCAACGCTGGTGGGTCAACCATGACGGGTGCTTATAATTCTGCTTTTGGATATGAGGCTTTAATCGCAATAACCTCTGGTTCGTCAAACACTGCTATTGGACGAAAGGCTGCGCCAGTTCTCACAACAGGCGGTTCAAACACTGCGGTTGGCGCGGCGGCACTGTTTTATAATACGACAGATTCGTACAACGTGGCGGTGGGCCATGCGTCAGGCTTTGGTGATACATTAACGGCTGGCACTTACGTTGGTTATGCGGCTGGTAACTACAACGTAGCCAGCAAGGACTATCAGACAGCTATCGGTTATAACTCTATGAACGATTGCGACGGTGATTACGCCACGGCGGTCGGCGCAGAGTCAATGACCGATGGTCAACACTACAAATCTGTTGCGGTGGGCTATGACGCACTAGGTCGAATTTCTACGAGCAATGCACAGTACAACACAGCAGTCGGAACTGACGCTGGGGATGATCTGCATTCTGGGGACTACAACACTTTAGTTGGCTACAATTCTGACGTATTGCTTTCGTCAAGCTTTGGCGGCACCGCAGTTGGTGCGTTTTCTAAGGTCGCGAGTTTTGGAACCGCCCTTGGATACGGTGCGGGATCGTCAGGGACGTCGGGCGATTTGTACAATGTTTTAGTTGGTTACAACGCTGGATATGATCTAGATGGCGGCGATTACAATGTATTTGTGGGCTATGAATCAGGTAGAAGTGGTGGGTCAGGCGCGGGAAATATTGGAACTGGCACTTATTCAACCTATTCACTTTCGAGTGGCACCTATAACGCAGGCTTGGGTCATGCCTCACTGTATAGTGTGTCGAGTGGCGACCTCAACGTAGGCTTGGGTAAATTCTCAGGATACTCCGTCTCAACCAGTGACGGGAACTCGCTTCTTGGAGCTAACGCCGGTTATTCGCAAGGTGGCTCAACTACAAATGCTCTGACAACAGGATCAAACGTAACTTGCGTTGGATATGAGTCAATGCCTTCATCATCAACAGCTACGAACGAAATTACTTTAGGCGACAACAACATAACATCGCTGCGCTGTAACGTTCAGACTATATCTAGCCTTTCGGATGAGCGCGATAAGACAGCAATCACTGATTTGACACATGGCCTAGACTTCATAAATGACATGCGTCCTGTTGAGTTTACATGGAATAGGCGTGACGGGAGTATGGGTTCAACGTTAGACATGGGTTTTATAGCACAAGATCTTTATGATGTTGAGCTTACGCACTCTTCAACTTCAAGAACTAGATTAGTCAAGTGGGATGATCCATCAAAGTTGGAAGCGGATTATATAAGATCGTATCCAATTTTGGTTAAGGCCGTGCAAGAGTTAGCCGCTCAGAACAAAGCCTTAGAAGCACGTATAAGAACTTTAGAAGGAGATTGAAACAATGGCTGTAAATGAACTTGATAGAGACTATTTGAAATTACTTCATATGTGTGATGGAATCGAAAATGTCATAGGTGGCATGAAAATGTCAGATGAGACTGATGCTGAGAAGAAGAAACAGGTCGGTAACATGGTTAAGCTTACTGGAAAAGTTAACCAATGTTAGGCTTTTCTCCGTTAGCCTCAACCCCGATAGCAGACAGCGGAGAGTCCTCTGTCTCTGTTGTGGTGACTATAGATGCAACTAGCTTATTTGCTACAGGTCACGCAGGTCAGTTAGCCCCTATTCTTAGTGGGGTTTCCGCCGCAAGTGGGATAGGTCAGCTAGCTCCTATTCTAAACGGACTTTCCGCTACTGGTATTGTTGGCAATCTCCCCGTTTTAGTTAGTGGAGTCTCCGCTACTGGTATTGTTGGGGGCTTGGCCCCTATTTTAAGCGGACTTTCTGCTACGGGTGAGGTGGGCCAGTTAGCTCCTACTCTAAACGGGGTTTCCGCTACTGGAACTGTTGGAGACTTGGCCCCTATTCTTAGTGGGGTTTCTGCCACAGGAGAAGTGGGCCAGTTAGCTCCTGTAATTAGTGGGGTTTCTGCTACTGGTGTTGTTGGTAATCTTCCCGTTTTAGTTAGTGGGGTTTCTGCTACTGGTGTTGTTGGCAATCTTCCCGTTTTCATTGGCGGTCTTTCTGCCACAGGAGAAGTGGGAACTATGTTTATTTGGGGCAGCGTTTTGCCCAATCCTAACACAGAGTTTACACCTATCGTTCCTGCTCCCGGCACTTCCTTCACTCCAATTACACCTTCTTCTAGCACGGTTTATTCCAACGTTGCCCCAAGCTCTGGAACAAGCTATACTGAAATAACTCCTGATCCGAATACTAACTGGTCAGATGCGGCATAGGATTTTGAGATGAGTACATACACACAAAACTCGGGCATAGAACTGATAGGTACGGGTGAGCGTTCTGGAACATGGGGAACCGCGACCAATGTTAACCTACAAATAATAGATCGCCTTACCACAGGTGTTGGGGCCATAACACTTTCCGGCACAACCCACTCTCTGTCAGTAAGTGACGGAACACTGTCTGACGGTCACTATAAGGTTTTAGTTTTAGGTGGCTCTCCGTCTGGGGATAACACAATTACCTTAACTCCTAACGATGCGGAGCATCTTTATTTTGTCAAAAACGGATCAGGGCAAAATGCTATTTTTACACAAGGGTCAGGCGGGAATGTCACTGTAGCAAACGGCAAGTCTGCAATTATTTACTCTGATGGGGCAGGGTCAGGGGCGCAAATTGTGGATCTTACATCTATATTGGCAATAACTCTTACTCAGCTAGGTGTAACGGCGGACGCTGCGGAGTTAAACTACAACGACATTACCACTCTTGGAACAAGCGAGGCATCAAAGGTTGTAACCGCAGATGCCAACGGAGTTGTAACATTTGATGACGGGATTTCAGAAGAGTACAACGCTGTAACCTCTTCTAGCAACGCAACAACGGTAAACCTGCGAGACGGGACAAATTTCAGCCACACCTTAACGGAAGCTACGACATTTACTTTTAGCAATCCTGCGGCGTCTGGTAAGGTTTCAAGCTTTACTATAAAAATTGTACAGGACGCTTCTGCTAGTAGCTTTGGAGTTACTTGGCCTGCGGCTGTGGATTGGCCGGACAAAACGGAGCCTAATATAACAACCACGGCAAACGCCGTTGATATTTTTGTGTTTTTTACAAATGACGCTGGAACCACTTGGTATGGATTTCTGGCAGGCGCAGATATGGGGTAAAAAATGCTTACAAGTATGCGTCTTTTACAAGCAGCTACAAACACGGGGTGGGATTTTGCGGACGCATCATGGGGCGGCGGCACACATGGTGGCGCTAATTTTGGCGCTGTAACGACAAATTCTGATAGACCCGGTATTGCGTTTAAGTCAGACGGTACTAAAATGTATCGGTCTTTTGGTTCATTAGTTTATGAATATTCCTTGGGTACGGCATGGAAGCAAAGCACTGCAACATTTACCCAAAGCAAAACTCTATCAGGAACGGCTGGAACCCTTTATGGTATGGCCTTTAAATCTGACGGCACAAAACTTTACGTTCTTGCCAGTCCTCCTTCCTCAGACCCCTACTTAGAGGAATATTCTTTAAGCTCTGCATGGGATGTCTCTACAGCGGGAACAAGAGCGGCATACCTTGATCTTTCGGCCCAGATCACCAAAGCAAAGGATCTTGTATTTAAACCTGATGGGACTCTTTTTTGGATTACTGACGATAAGGATTCGACTGTAACGAACTCAGAGATTTTTGAGTACACTTTAGGCTCTGCTTGGGCAACTATTAGCACGGCAAGTGCAGGAAATTCTGTTACAATGGGTGCATGTTGCATGGATGGAATTACTGCAAATGTGGCGGGAACAAGGATGTACGTTCTTAGCAGCACTGGTTCTAACCGCTATCTTGCTCAACATACTCTAACAAGCGGATGGGATTTAAGTACGGTCAATACGAGTTCTTCTGGAACTACTTATCTAATGAATCAGGATAATTCAATTACGACTTATTCTGGGTTAGATATGAAAACAGACGATACAGTGGTGTTTACTGCCACTTCAAAAAACAACTCTCTTGAGTCAAAATACAACGGCGGAGGGTGGTCATTAAAAATGACTTCAGCGTCTGACATAACTACAATGTCTTTTGACTCCCCTTCCAGCAAATATATTGCCCCTTTGCCTAGCATGAGTGGTAACGATGTTGAGTTAACGGGACCATTTTTTAAGAGTGACGGTTCTAAGATGTATCTTGGTAGTCAATCGGGCGACGGCTTTAGTAACACTGGTGGGTACTTATATGAGTTTAATCTTGGCACAGCTTGGGACTCGTCTACGGCGAGTTCTTTAGTTACGACAAAGGATCTTACGGCTCAAGGCGCGTATATGAAATCCTTGTTCTTTAAACCTGACGGAGCAAAACTTTTTACGTTGGCTTCAACTGCGGAAAGTGGGGGAACTAGGGGTGTATTTGAGTACGATCTAAGTGGCGCGTGGGACGCCAGTACCGCTACTTACAACAGCAACACTAAAGACCTCTCCTCAGAGTTTTACTACATTTATGGTTTTTGGTTTAAACCTGACGGAACAAAAATGTATGTGTCTGGAGCCACTGTTTCTGGGGCCAATGACACAAGACTCTCGGAGTACGATCTAAGCAGCGCGTGGGATGTGTCTACCGCGAGCTTGAATCAAACTGTGGACACAAGTGATTCTTCTCATAAAGTTAACGCGGGATATATATCTTTTAAACCGACTGGAAAGATAATGTATCGTATGAATTTCGCCGACATTTCCCAATTTAGTCTTACCACTGCGTGGGATATTTCAACGATTAGTAGCACTGCGTCAACAAGCTATTTACTTGAAACTCCGTATGAGTATGAGCGTGGGTTTTATATTAGACCCAGTGGTAAAAGTTTTTATGTGTCAGCGCGGGGCGCAGGTAACGACGGGGATCGTGCAGTGTGGCAGTATGGGTTATAAGGAAATGATTTATGCCTTTGACTAAGTTGACATTTAAACCGGGTCTAAATAGGGAGCGCACTTTTGCTTCAAACGAAGGTGGCTGGTACGCTGCGGATAAGGTACGTTTTCGGTTTGGCTTGCCCGAAAAGATAAAAGGATGGGTAAAACGATCTGAGGCATCTTTTTTAGGATCTTGCAGGGCGCTTCACGCTTGGACAGCACTAAACTTGGATAGTTATCTGGGAATAGGCACAAGCTCAAAATACTACATAGACTTCGGAACTACTCTTTACGACATTACTCCTCTTAGAACAACAACATCTGCAGGAGATGTGACTTTTTCAGCGTCCAATGCTTCTTCTACTCTTGTTGTAACAGACACGGCCCACGGAGCGCAGCAAGGGGATTTTGTAACCTTTAGCGGGGCCGTAGCCCTTGGCGGCGGAGGTACTATAACTGCCGCGATCCTGAACCAAGAGTATAAGATTGATTTGGTTGTGGATGCCAACACATACAACATCACGGCTCGTGCCGTGGCTAGTGTCGCCGATATAACGGTGGACGGTCAATACACCCCAACTGCGGTTGCCGCGAATGCTTCTGATACAGGGAACGGCGGGGGTTCCGTTGTTGGAGCCTACCAAATAAACACGGGTCTTGACTCTACTATATTTGGTAGTGGCTGGGGGGCGGGAGTTTGGAACGCCGCAGACCACGGTTGGGGGGAAGCAGCTACTACAATCGTGCAACAAGGAACATTGCGTATATGGACGCACGATAATTTTGGCGAAGATTTATTGTTAAACGTCAGGGATGGTGGGATATACTATTGGGACAAGAGTTCTGGTTTAACTAATGCTGCGGTGAACATCACGAGTCTTGCGGGGGCAAATTCTACGCCTACAGTAGCTAAACATGTTTTAGTTTCTGACAGGGATAGGCATGTACTAGCTTTTGGGTGCGATACTGAATCGAATCCAGAGGTTCAAGATCCTTTGGCGATAAGATTTTCTTCGCAAGAATCCTTAACCGATTGGGCAGCAACGGCAACTAATACGGCGGGAGAATTAAGACTTGGGTCGGGTTCTGAAATAGTTTCTGTAGTCGAAACTAGGCAGCAGATTCTTGTTTTCACGGATAAATCTTTATACGCGATGCAATACTTAGGCCCACCGTTTACTTTTGGGGTTAATGTAGTTTCAGAAAACACCTCTATCATAAGCCCGTTGTCAACAGTCGCGGTGCAAGACAATGTATTTTGGATGGGTGACGGAGAGTTTTACGCGTATGGAGGCACTGTTAATAAAATTCTCTGTTCGGTAAAAGATTACGTTTTTGACGACATAAACCGCGATCAATTAGAAAAAATCTTCGCGGCTTTAAATACGTCTAACTCTGAGGTGTGGTGGTTTTATCCTTCTTCTAGCAGCGACAACGTAGATAGATATGTTCTGTATAACTATATGGACAGGGTTTGGTCTTATGGAACACTTGCCCGAACCGCTTGGCTTGACCGGGGCATAAACAGCTTCCCTATTGCGGCCTCTGTTGACGGGTATTTGTACGACCATGAACGAGGGTACGATGACGGATCTACAAATCCGGCTAGTGCTATTTCCTCTTTCATTCAGTCTAGTCCTATAACATTAGGTGACGGAGAGAGGTTTGCATTTATTCGCAGGTTATTGCCGGATATTTCGTTTTTGGACTCAAGCAATCAAACTGCTCAAACGTTGTTTACCTTGAAGGCAAATAACTTCCCGGGAGGGGATTTTCTTCAAAGTAGCGCGAACAATGTCACGTTAAGCAATGTTGCCGCCGACAAGAATGCGTTACCTGTTCAGCAGTACACTAATCAAATTCACATGCGCTTACGAGGGAGAAGCATTTCTTTGCGCATAGACTCTACAGACACGGGTTTAGGTTGGCGTCTTGGAACTCCGTCCATCGATGTTAGGCTTGATGGTAAAAGATAGTGTCCAGAAATCTCCCCCTTCCGTACTTTCCTATTCCTCCGCAAGAGTATCAAAGTCCTTACTTTCAAGAAATTCTGCGGTCTATTTCGATGTACATGGATAATATCCAAAATGCGGGGGAAGGACGGGCTACTTTTATGGTCTTGACGAATTTACAAACGGATGACGTTGGCCTTGAAACAGGGACATTGTTTCAGCAGGGCGGATTTGTTAAGATAACTCTAAGCAACAGTTCTCATGTGCGCGGATCAACCGGCACGGGAGGGGTTGGAACAGTTACGGTGATAACATAATGAGCGATACTATTAGCCAAGATTTAATCCACTGTGCTTCTTGCGATAACGCGGTCGATACTCCCGAAGAGATTGCGTCTTATCCTAATGGTAATTGTCCTGATTGTGGCAACCCATGGACAGGCTCTGAGGCAAAGGGCGTTCGTATTTCCGTAACTGCGCCAGAGGCTATATCTGGCGAGGCGTAAGCCATGGACCCTTTTACAGCGTTTGCTGCCGTTAAATCTGCTGTTTCCGCAGGCAAGGAACTTGTCAACGTCACCAAGCAAATCGGGGAGTTCTTTGACGGGGTTGATGAGCTACGCGCCGCGCCTGGCTCGGATGAAAACGCTATGGAGACGTTCGTGAATCTCCAAAGGGCCAAGGACGCAGAGGAGGAACTAAGGCAGATTGTTATTGCGACCAGAGGGTTTTCCGCTTGGGGTGAGCTTCAAGCCATCAGGGTTCAGGCAAGGAGGGATCGTAAGGCTAGGGCAGAAGCAGAGAGGAAGCGTAAGGCAAAGACAGTTGAGCGCGTAATTATTTATGGAGGCTCTACAATAATTGTTTCTATCATGGTTGGCATTACGGTGGTAATTATTCTAGCGAAGCAGGGGCGTATTTGATGTCCGATGGTGTTTCAGGAGTAGACAACGCTCCGTTTAATGTGGGCAGCGACATACACGCCCAAACGAGGGCGCGTGAGCGCATAGAAACGCATCTGGCGGAGCAGAGAGTAGAGAAAGAGCATAGGGCTAATCACAGCCATTTAGAGGGGCTACAGAAGCAAAGATTGGACTTACAAGAAAGTTATGATAGGTTTGGGCGCAAGACTAATGCGGATAGGCCGCAGGGAACGAAGTTAAACATAGAGGTGTAACATGGCGAATACCTTTGAGAAGATACTGCAATATCGTCTGATGCCTAGAATTATGATGTTGGTTATGACGATTATGTACATCAAAGTAATTAACTGGGGGATGAGCCTTGATGATTTGTCAACGCAGCAATCTGCAATGATTTCAGTGGTCAGCGGGGCCATGACAGGAACGATAGCCGTTTGGCTGGGATCGGAGAAATGAGTATTTTTACAGCCGCATTAGGCCCAATCGCAAACCTTGCTGGAAGCTGGTTGCAGGGCAAAGCGGATAAAACCGCAGCGGAAGCCAAGTTAAAGCTTACTGAGGCAGAAACTAAATCCAAGATCCTTCTCAGCGAAAAGACAAGCGTTGCGGACTGGGAGCGGATTATGGCTCAAGGAACCCAAAGCTCATGGAAAGACGAATATTTAGTTTTGCTTTTTTCAATCCCTCTTGTGCTTTCATTTTGTGGGGAGTTTGGCAGAAACGCTGTCGCAAATGGATTCGCTGCATTGGAATCCATGCCAGAATGGTATCAATATACTTTGGGTGTAATCGTCGCTAGTAGCTTCGCCGTTCGCTCCGCAACGAAGTTTTTTGGGGGTAAGAAATAATGGCAAAAGGTGAAGCACTCAAAATATTGCAGGCCAAGTGTGGCGTAACGGCAGATGGGGCGTTCGGCCCCAATACGGCCCGTGCAATCGCAGATCGTTACAAGTTGTCACCAAAACGTGGCGCACACTTATTAGGTCAAGCAGCGCACGAAAGTGCAAACTTTATGGTTAGCGAAGAAAACCTTAACTACCGTGCATCTACTATGTGCAGAGTTTGGCCTTCTCGTTTTGCAACAGAGGTGGACGCCGCGCCATACGCGATGAACCCTGAAAAATTAGCGAACAAGGTTTACTCAAGCCGTATGGGGAATGGACCCGAAAGCAGCGGTGATGGCTGGCTTTTTGCAGGAAAAGGTTTCATCCAATTAACTGGCAAAAACAACGTTCGTGAATTTGCCGAACATATTGGGCGTGATGGATTGGTAAATGACCCATCACCGATTGCGACTGAGCTTGCAATGGACAGTGCAATATTCTTCTTTGAAAAGAATGGCTTGTTCGGAATTGCTGATAAGGGTGTTAACAATAGTATTATTAAGAGCATTACTAAGCGTGTAAATGGCGGTTATCACGGGTTAGATGATCGTATTGAGAAGACTAAAAATATTTATGGTTGGTTGTCGTAAGATATGCTGTACCCTTTGAAATCTTCGAATAGTGTGTTAAAAAAGTATAAATGATACTTGGAGCGTCCAATGTTAGATAAACTTATTTCAGGAATCTTTGGTGGGGGCGGTGGTAATTTCCTTACGAATCTGGCTGCAAATGCCATTACATCAAAGGTACTTGGTGGCGACACAAAAGACGCACTAATGTTTACTGCTCTTCAGCAAGGGCTTGGTTCTGAGAATATAGGTAACTTGTTTGGTGGTGGGACTGAACAAGCAGTGTCGGAAATGGGTCCAGACCAAATTGCTCGTGCTGCAGCAGATAGAGCAATTTCAGGTAAAATGAACGCAGATGCCATAGCGACTAGACCTAACTTGTCATCTATAGCTAAAACTGCAGCAGGCTTGGACCCAGTGTTTAAACAGAACGAAAACACATTAGGATACGCTAAGTTTCTTGTGGATTCAGGTTTACTGAAGCCAGATAGTAAAATAACAAATCTTCTAAACTCTCGCGTTGGTGAGGCTTTAGCTACATCTCTTGTAGCAGGTCTTGGTTCTAAGTTGTTTGACCAAGAGGAAGAAGTGTTAGGTAGCGGTAGAGCTTATAGACCATTTGGTGGTGAAGGGAACGTTAACATTAATATTCCACGTAGATATGCGGCTGGTGGATATATTGATGGTCAGTATTTCCCTCGTCGCAATGGCGGAATCATGCCGTCAGAAGGATCTGGTCAAAAAGATGATGTTCCTGCGATGCTAATGGCAGGTGAATTTGTTTTAACGAAAGACGCAGTAAAGGGTCTTGGTAACGGTGATTCTAAAAACGGTATTCAAAAAGCCTACTCTATGATGAATCAACTAGAAAATAAGGCGAATAATTATGAGTAATGATTCAACAGTGGAAACGATCACGCGCCGTCCCGAATATATTGAGCGCTTTGAGAAAGCCCTACTTAGCGGAATCTTTGGACAAGAAGCCACTATGGACATGTATGACCCAAGTGTCTCACCCTTATCTGGCGATGCTCTTATTGCAAAAGTTAACGATATTTTAAAAATGGGCGTAGGGTCACTGGAACCCGATCTTAGATTTGATGCAAATAGTGATGGTGTCATCACTCCAATCGATGCTAGTCTAATTGCAACTGGAGATTTCCCTATTTATGCTGACGGAGTTGTGCCTACGATAAGAAAGGGGGATATGTACGGGGGTCTTCTTCAAGATCCAGAACTCTTTAATATAGCCCCATATCTAATTGCAGGTCAGCAAGGTCGTGCAACGCCTATTGGGTATGATGAAATGGGCGCACCTATATATAAAGAGGGTGAGAAGGCCGGAGATATCACTGGTTTTGGATTAGAGACTTTTGCGGCACAAGCCCTTTCACAAGATTCTAATAATGATGGCATTCCAGACTTTTTAGGACGTTATCAGCCGTATTTTGAAACTGCAGGGTCTGCTACGGCTGGTGGCGTTGAATCTCTTCGTCGCGGTCTTAGCACAATAGGCGAAGCAAAAACATTTTTTGGCCCTTCGGCACAGTATGTGTCTGGTGGGCGTGGCATGTATGACCCATCTCAGTATGTTAGTTCGTATATGAATCCTTACATAGATGATGTTATTAAGGAATCTGAAAAAGACATTGAGCGCCAAGGTATTTCGGCCCGTCAACGTGCATCAGCAGAAGCTGTAGGTCGTGGAGCGTTCGGTGGCTCTCGCCAAGGCATTCAAGCTGCTGAAGTCGAACGCGCAATTCAGGACGCAAAAACCAAAGCTAGTACCGACCTAAGAGCAAGGGGTTATCAGTCTGCTTTAGATGCATCTCAGACAGCATATGAAAAAGCTGCTACTCGCGATTTAGAAGCCGGACGTTTAATGGGTGGTTTAGGCCAGAGTTTAGGGGCACTTGGAACTGGGTATGCCAATCTTGGGACAGGTTATGGCGGTATGGCAGGCACAACAGCAGATATTGGCCGTGTTTACTCCGCTCTTGGCCCAGCAGACTTAGCCTTTCTGACAGGTGTAGGTGAGGCGGAGCGTGGATATCGTCAAAGCACAATTGATGCAGCGCGTCAGGAATATCAGCGTCCAACTGAGGAAGCGTTGTTACCGTACACATACGCATATGATGCGCTGTCAGGAACTCCGTCAGCAGGCGTCTATTCACAGACGCAGCTAAACTATGGACCACAGCCTAACCCATTTCTATCTGGCTATGGCGCATACCAAACGGTAGAAGGTATAAAATCATATGGCTGATCCTCTAGACCCAGCGCGTTTATATGAGCGGTACTTAGCGGCTCAAGTAGGTCGTGGACTGGGCGATCTATTCCAAGAAGAAGGTCCGGGTCTTGGTCCTAGTTCCGATTACATATTAAGACCTAATATGGATAAGAGTCTTGGTAAGCTTGCTATTGAAAGAGGTTTAGCAGGTAGAATTAAGGATTTACGTCGGGATTTTGCTGGTTTTCCAGAAAGGGAACCGTATATTCAAGACTTACGCGATTCTGAATCTGAACGGCGTAGAAGAGAAATGGAGCCTTCTGGCTTAGAAGCTGAGTTGGCTAAAATAAAAAGACTGCAAGAAAACCCTTTAGAGATTGCCCCGTTACCAGAGCTTCCTGAAGAAAGCCTAGCATATGACATGAGTCCTTTGGATGCTATTGCGTCGCAGCTTGCGAAAATCAATGCACCGACTGGTGCGAGTGACGAAACTATAGCGCAAGATATGGTTGCAGAAAAACAAAGAGGACAATCTGCAGAAGAATTTAGAGCGGAAGAAGCAAGGCTTGCCGAAGGTATGATGCCAGAGATGGGAGCCGACCCACAGAACGTGCAGAAAGCACTTGATGAAACCTTTGCTAGTGCAATGGATGACTTCATTAATTCTGCTCGTGGCGCTGGACCTGATAAAAAAGAGCGTACTCTTGATGATTATAAAAAAGAGTTCGCAGAAGCTACCGGGGTAGATATCAGCGGCAAGGTGGACAAAAGTTCGGCTTTGATGTCGATGGGACTAGCATTAATGCAGAACCGCGCTGGTAAGGGATTCAATGTAGGTCGTATGTTGAGCGCAGTTGGTAAAGCTGGCTCTGCGGCATTGCCTGCCTTGGAGAAAGCGAAAGAAAAAGCGCAAACTGCGGCTCTTGCTGCAGGTAAGTATGCGTTGCAGACTCGTTCTTCAGATCGTGCAAAAGACGAAGCTGCGGACTTGGCGGGTAAAAGGCGTGGCAAGTATTGGGTTTATAAAAAAGGCGGCAAAGGCACAGAGTTCGCGAACTTTGATGATGGAGAGTTTGTCGATTTAAATCCATTTGAGCTTAATAAGCTGATTGAGAACAAAGACTTTGACAATCAGTATGAGTTCATTGACGCATCTGACCGTATGTCTATCTTAGAGAAACGTGCAGAGGGCGTTGATCTTGGAGATATGTGGTCAGGGTATGAACGTGTATCTTTGATTGGCGGTAAGGCTGATGATGTTGCGCCTGAGTTGCAAGTTTTAGCCGCAGCGGCGGACCCAAATTTTAAAGGATTAACTCCTACACGGTTTAAAATTCCAGAAACACCAGAAACTATTGTTCGTAGATTTGGAGAACTACAGCAAAGCATTACTTCTGGTTCTGCAAAGTTTGAAAATTTGATTTCTGCAATTGATAGCGGTGTTAGCATACCTAATCAAATGGTTAGCACAATATTTGATGGACTTAGAAACTTGGGATTTAACGTCGGTGAACAGCCAACTGATATAGCACAAGCTCGTACAATGCTTAAAGAAATTGCCGTAAGGGAAGCAACTAACATTCTGCAAGAGTCAGGTAAAACTCTTTCTGACAATGACCGTAAACGCGTTGAGGATCTTGTTGGTCAAATTTCTTTTGTTTCAGGTGATGCAGCACTAATAAAGAAAAAGCTCAAAGAGATATATAAACTTACGGTAGAAAAGCCTCAAGAAAACCTTGATCGTGCTGTTAGCTGGATGGAGCAAAACGCAGGTATTAAGTTTGGGCCTGCGCAGGGTGATATGCCAACAGAGGCCGAGTTGCAGACGATCAACGACAATAGAAAAGCCAGAGGTGAACAGCCTCTCTCAATGGATGATTACAAATGACTCCACAAGAAGAGCTTGCCGCTATCAGAAAGTCTCAGGAAAAATCTTTAACCCCTCTTGAGGAGTTAAAGCAACTTCGTGCCTCTCAATCTCGCGGCAGTTCTTTAGGTATGGCCCGTCCTAAATCTTTTGAAGAATTAAGCGCATCATCCACTGGCAAAGACTTAGGTAACTTTGATTATACCACTGGCGCAAAAGGCGGTATTCGTGCGGCTCTTTCCTTTATGGAAACGCCACAGGAAAAAGAAAACCTATTGCGTCAAAAGGTTGGTGAGTCTGGTTTTACCAAAGATTCCAAAGGCCGCTTGGCATTGACCCCTGAAGGTCAGGCAAAGCTAGGTTACGAACCAATTGAGAAGAACCTTGTCATTGAAGAAGAGGGCTTCCGTCTTGGTCGTGATCTTGCTGACGTTGCAGGACTAGCTCCTGAAACAATCGGTTCTGTTATAGGTGGTATCATCGGTGCGCCAACTCTTATCGGTGGTGCAGTTGGTGCGGGTGTAGGTGCAGCAGGTGGTCAGCTTCTTGAAGAAGGAATTGAAAACTTACTTGGTCTGCAGAAGCAAACTGGTACTGAAGTTGCGAAGCAGGCTGCTATCGAAGGTGCTTTGGCAGGCACAATTGACCTTGCGACTATGGGCACATTTAAAGCAGGCCGTGCGCTTATTCAAGGCGCAGGCAAAGGCGCAAGTGCAGTTGCTCGTGCTGCAGGACAGGGTGAACGTCAACTAGGTCAGGCACAAGCCGAACAGGCTCTGCGGATTATGGATGAGGGTGGTATGCCAAGCTATGAAGCAGCGGGTATGCCTGCAGCGGTATCTCGTGCATCTCAAATCGCAGAAGCAATTTCGGGAAAAGAAAAACGTGCAGTTCAGAACGTAGTTTTTGCTTTGGACAAAAAGAAAAAACTGCTTCAAGAAGCAGGCATTATGGATGAATCTGGACAGATTGTGGCAGGCGCAACCACTGATGACCTTGCGAAAGTTATCGCTGATTCTGCACCGAATAAGGCAAATCAGTTGCAACGTTCCTTGGATGATGCCCAAGAAGCGCACATGAAGGCAATTGATGAGACAATCTCTATTCTTTCAAAGTCGACGAAAGAGGGTACTGAGATTGATGACGCTGTACTTGATGTCCTGATGTATAACTATGATGAGTTCGCAAAAGGCGCGAATACTAACTACAAGGCTGTTGATGATAAGCTGGCAGAAATCACTGGCCCTATCACAATAAATGGCAGAACAGTTCAGGTTGAGGGTGGCGAACTTCCAGTTTTTGATATTCGTGCGATAAAAACGCGCTTTGATGATGTGATTGATAGCAGATACGGCGGTGCAGCATCTACGGCACCTGACGAATTTACAGCGATTGGCGCACAGATTAATGACCTTGTGAGTAAAGGTTCAGAAGTAGGCTTTACTTCATTTAACGGTCTTCGCGCACTGCGTAAAAACATTCAAGATACTTTGATGGACCCTAAACTAAGTATCTCAGACACTACCCCTCGCCGTCTTTTAGTCGATCTACGCAACAACGTTGACACTATGTTGAAGGGAGATGTCAAGCTAACTGGTATTGGTGGCTCTGGCAATGCATCTAAAATGCGTACAGCTATGAGTTTGTTGCAAGATGCGAACAAAGCCTATCGCGCAGAAATGCGTATGTTTAGTCGCTTGGAAAATTTGGGAATTGTTCGGAATTTTGGAGAGCCGGGAGTGAATGTTAAGTTGGAAGTTGGTAAAAACTACGACAAAATCATTCAAAGCCCATCTCGTATTGAAGCTGCCTTAGCTGCAGCCAATAAAGATATAAAAGATGCGTCTGGAACAGTTATAGAGACAGGAAAACAAAGACAGGATATGGTGCGCCAAGACCTAGCAAAGCGTTATCTTGACGAAGCCTTGCTTGACTCCAACAAAGACTTCGCGGACCCAACCAAGTTTAACGGTGTTCAGTTCTACGGAAAAATCAAGCGTATGAACAAAGACAAAACTGGTAAGCTATTGTTTGGCGATCAGTGGGGCGAAGTTCAAAACCTAGCAAAATCACTGGCTTACGGGGGCGTTAAAAAGATTGATGACGCAACGCTTCAGCGCATCGTGGCTCAGAACCCAGACGCAGGCATTGTTCAAACATTGCGTAGCGTTCGTGATGCGCAGGTCGGACTAGAAGAAGCATCTCAGTCTAGCATCTTACGCCGTTTAAACTCAGGAAACCTAGACCCAGAAGAAGCAGCAGCGGCGATCACAAATCGCAACATGACCCGTGCGCAAATGAACCGCATCCTGAAGTTCTTTGAAGATAGCCCGGAAGCTCAAAACACAATAAAACGAACAATTGTTAATGATATTCTTGGTTCAGTAGACGAAGATATCTTCATTAACGAGAAAGCAGCTTACTCTCTTCGTAATGCGCTGGAGTCTTATAAGCCTGAAATGCTGAACAAAGTTCTTGGAGAACAGGCAGTAAAAGACATCAAACAAATGGCTGATGACCTTGTTTTCTTGCGTGATACAGGGGCAAGAGGCGCGGGTTCACTAGCTGCAGACGCTATCCGTACAGGTCAGTACACAAACCCACTGAAGAATATCCCCAAAGCGGGTCGCTTCCGTGTGTTGAACTATATGATAAACAACCCAACAGTTATGCGCCGTGCGTTAGAAGTTAAGGCAGGTCGCACAAGCCCACAGGCAGCGGCACAAAGCCTAACGCAAGCACTGAACGAATCAGCAGCGCAAGTTACTGGAGAAGGTGTACCGTTAACGCAACGGGCAGCAGGGGCGGTAAAGGGCGTAGGTGCTACACTTGGAGCGATCAATCGCGGCAATGTAGCAACTCGTCAGGGCTTGGGGCAGTTACTTACTTCTCCCCAGCAGGTTCGCGGCACTCCCCCGGAGCAGCCACGCACAAGCCGAACAAGTGTTCCACAAGTGCTTCCCCCGGTAAATGCAGAAAATATGCAGATAACCCAAAAAATAGACCCCCGCATTATCCAGCAACAGCAGAGCTTGCGTGAACGCGCAAAAAGAAACCCCTATATAGCTTCTACACTACTAGGTGGCCTTGGAAGTGCTGGGCTTCTTTAATCTTCAATGATTGCGGATAGACCACCTGTAACAATACGAGCAGGTGTGGGCTGTCTTGTCATACCGTAAGATTCATACTCACGATCAACAAGAAGCGACAATTGCTGCGAAATGTTGCGGCGTTCTTTCTCCGCCATTTGAACTATTTTTTCATAAGTGTCTGTGCTGACACCTATAGACTTGTATTTTGATGGCTTAGGCACTAGCATAACTCCCATAATGTACTCGAAACCAACATATAATCCCAAACTTAAAAGGTCAAGGCCGAAGTACGGCAACAAGAAGACTGTGGTTGATGGGATTACATTTGATTCAAAGTGGGAATCGCAGCGGTATTTGTATCTAAAGTCTTTAGAGAAAGCGGGGCGTGTAAAGAATCTCGAACTTCAGCCTCGCTTCTTAATCACAATCAACAGTCAAAAGATCTGCACCTACGTTGCTGACTTCCAGTACGATAAGGAAACTAAAGACGGTGATTGGGAACACATAATCGAAGACGCAAAAGGCGTAGAAACACCTGAATTTAAACTAAAAAATAAATTAATGAAGGCTGTTCACAACATCGAAATCTATCTTTCCAAAAAAAATAGTTGACATAAATCCCATACTATCCTAAGTCTAGGGTTCTAGAAAATTTAACGCGGAGACTGACATGAACAGTAGTGAACTGTTTCAACGTCGAGAGGAGTTGAAGTTTATTCTCTCAGACTTGAAAACTGAACTTAAAGACATTGAAGATCAAATCTCAGATATGTGGTTAACCGTAGCGCGTGACGCATTACGCGCAGACGGTAAAGACTTTGGTACCACGCACATCGTTGCGGGAAACAAAAAGCTGAAAGCTGTTGTCCGCAAAAAGGTAACATGGGATCAAGATGAGCTTGGCAAGGCATTGCAAGAAATGCCTGAGAACGAGGCTCGTCACTATGGGAAACTTACACTCGCCGTAGAAGAGCGTAAGTACACAACAGCACCACCTTCAATCAAAGAAGTATTGGAGCCTTGCCGCACGGTAGAGGTTGGTGGTTTCTCAATCGAAGAGGTAGAATGATGGGTATTCATGATTTACTAGAATTAAACTTTAAGAAAATGATCGAATCGGTCAATCAGCTTGATCAAAAGCAAATTCATTTTAATGCAGAAATTACTGCATCAGAAATGGAATCTATAATCGGTTGGAATTACGAAGGAAATCGCGATTTAAATAAATCGACATTTCGGAAATATGTTAGATCAATGAACTTAAATCGTTGGGTTCTTCATCCAGAGCCACTTGTATTTGTCAAAACTGAGTCTGGTTGGATTATGACGAATGGACAACATCGTTCAAATGCTCAAATTGAAACTGGTATGACAATTCCCTATGCAATCTGCATTCGGAAAGATAAGGACATCTACAAGTATTTAGATCAAGGCAAAGTTAGGTCTAATGCCGATATCACAGGCGCTCACAATGGAGTTGTTCATCCAATTCAATTTCTGTTGCGGTCTGCATCATCAATTTCACATCCAACACCAGAAGATGTAAGTCGTGTTCTGGATGATTCGATTGGTGATTTGCTTTCAGAAATTGAATATGACATCAAACCGCCCAAGACTTCGCGTGGCATTTGGAAACAAACTGGCTTCCGTGCAGCTTATGCTATGGCGATTGCAACAAATCGCATTGACCACGAAAGTGCTTTAAATATTTATAAGAGCTTATGTCGTAATGAAATCAACGAATGGCCTGTGATTTTTATCGCAATGTATCGTCAAATTATGGAAGGTCAAATTCATATTAACAGAGCTGGAGTTTCCTTGGACAATGATTACTTTATGCGCGGGATGTTCGCTTTTCAAAATTACAATTCGCAATCTAAAAATGTTGCCATTTTCAGCAGCTTTAGGAATCAAGTGAAAGAAAGCGTTTATGGAGTAATGAAAAAATATGCAACTGAAGAATTAAGGGTGGTAAAATAAAATGGGTTTACAAATTATTACAGCCGAACAACGTCTTGCAGAAAAGCGCGGTCACAAGATCGTAGTATGTGGTGCAAGCGGCGTAGGAAAAACAACATTGGCTCGTACACTAGAGCCAAACACTACACTATTCATGGACTTAGAAGCGGGTGATGCGGCTATCGAAGGATACCCCATCGACGTTATCCGTCCTCAAACATGGGCAGAATGCCGTGACTTTGCATGCTACATTGGTGGGCCAAACCCATCATTGTCAGAGGATCAGCCATATAGCCAAGCACATTACGATTACGTTGTGCAAACATATGGTGATCCTCAAGAGATTATGGCGAAGTTTAGCACGATCTTTGTTGACTCAATCACAGTCGCAGGTCGCCTATGTTTTCAGTGGTGCCAACAACAGCCAGAATCACGATCCGATAGGACTGGCAAGTTGGACACTCGTGCGGCCTATGGCATGCACGGGCGCGAGATGATGGCATGGCTTACGCATTTGCAGCATATCCGCGCAAAGAATGTCATTTTCGTCGGCATCCTAGACGAAGTTACCGATGATTATGGCAGAAAGCAATACGCGCTTCAGATTGAGGGCAGCAAGACTGGACGCGAATTGCCGGGAATCGTAGACGAAGTGATCACGATGGCGGTCCTTGGTGGGGACAATGGACCGTTTCGTGCCTTCGTCTGCGGTGCCCTAAACGAATGGGGCTACCCTGCTAAAGATCGGTCTGGTAGGCTCGACACATTAGAAGAACCGCACTTGGGTAAACTGATGGCAAAGATGTCAACAGGCCCATTGCAATCAGAGCGCCCATTGGACTTTGTTGATCCAAACGCTCAAAATTCTAGCGAAGGAGAAATCGCAAATGCTTAATCTAAATAATGCACCCGTATCAGACGCACCACAAATGGAGCGCACCCTAATCCCTGCAGCCACAGTGTGCCGCGCTGTAATCATCGTTAAGATGGGCGACATCGAACTTCAAGAGTTCGGCGCAGGTCAGTGGTTCAAGCAATCACAGTCATCAAAGGCGAAGTGGATGGAATTAGAGTTCACAATCGTGGGCGGCGAACATGATCGCCGTAAGTTCTGGGATCGCATCTTTGTCGATGGCGACAAGATGGGTCAGAGCGGTATTCCACAGGCCAAAGAGATTGGCTTGCAAACACTGCGTCAGATCATTGAAAGCGCGAATAGCCTTGATCCAAGCGACATGTCACCAGAAGCGCAACAGCGTCGAAACATTTCAGGTATCATGGACTTGAATGGAATGGAGATTTGCGCTAAAGTTGGCATCAAGAAAGGCAACAATGGCTATTCTGATAGCAACAAGCTAACAGCAGCCTTAACGCCGAACCAAAAGGATTTTATCCCAACTGGTCAAGAGCCAGTCATGCAGACATCTGCAGCGTCCGCGCAAGCACCAACGCCTCAACCACAGGCAACAGGTGTAGCACCAAGTTGGGCTAATCGGTAATATCTAGAGGCACAGGTCACTCTGCACCTGCTAGACCACGGAAAGGGGGCCGTGGGCCAAATACCCCCTCACTTTCTAGATTAAATGGAGTCCCAACATGTTACTGCGCCCCTATCAAGAGGCGGCTGTCGATGATGCATTTAACGCAATCGACAAGCACAGCAATACCATTGTAGTCGCCCCCACAGGCGCAGGTAAGACCATTATGATGTCCGCCCTCATTGGGCGTAGATTCAAGGATGGTAAAAAGATTCTTGTGATGCAGCACAGAGATGAGCTTGTTAATCAAAACAAATCCAAGTTCGAGCGCATCAACCCGTACATCACAACAAGCATCGTAAACGGCGCAGTAAAGTGTTGGGATGGCGATGCAGTATTCTCTATGGTGCAAACAATCTCACGCGATAGGAATCTACGTGATCGTGTCGTGTTTGATATGATTGTCATAGACGAAAGCCACCATGCCGCCGCAGATACCTATAAGAAGGTTATCAACGCGGTAAAGAAGGACAACCCAAGCGTAGAAATTGCAGGGTTTACCGCTACGCCTAACCGTGGCGATGGCAAGGGATTGCGTTCTATATTCAACAATTGCGCACACCAGATTGAAATCACGACTTTAATCCGAGAGGGATTTCTTGTCGCTCCCAAAACATATGTAATTGATTGCGGCGTTAGGGATCAGCTAGAGAACGTCACTCGCAGAGGCAATGACTTTGACATGGATGAAGTCGAAGCGATTATGAACCGAAAGGTCATTAATGATGCCGTTGTCGAAAAATGGATGGAGAAAGCTGGAGATAGAAAGACTGTAGTATTTTGCAGCACAGTTACGCATGCCGAAGACTTGCTTGAGGTATTTCTTGAGGCAGGGGTAGAGGCAGCAATGGTTGTCGGCACAACACCAAAGGATAAGCGCGCTGAAACGCTTGATAGCCTCTCCAGAGGAAGCTTACAGGTCGTTGTCAATGTCGCTGTACTAACTGAGGGCTTTGACGCTCCACAAGTGGCCTGCATCGTTCTAACGCGTCCTTGCTCACAAAAGGGTACAATGGTTCAGATGATCGGGCGCGGCCTACGCACTATTGATCCAGAAGAGTTTCCAGACGTTGTTAAAACAGACTGCGTTGTTATGGATTTTGGCACAAGCGTTCTAACTCACGGCTCATTGGAAGATCAGGTAAACCTAGATGATCG